CTGTAACGGCAAGATACCAACAGTTTGTTATTCTGTTGGCCACAATCCGGAAGTTTATAATTTCTGGTGAGTTCCCACCCTACTGTTTGAGGATCCCAATTATCATTGGCTTTATCAATGTAGAATAACATTAAACCATTTCACCAAACATGAAAATACAAATTAATATATTAGCATGGTTAGCGCACTGGTGGTTTCCAGACGTTAAATACTCAAGACAGGCTATAGAACAACTTTTATTAAAGTGTGAACTATGGTCTGTAACAAAGGGAGATCTTTGGGTGATAAAACACCTTAAAGAAATTCAGCTCTTATATACTAGATCTCTTTGCGGAGACCCAATATATAAATCAAATAGAATAATCGGTATAACTAAAGATGGTTTGCCCAAAGGGCTAACTATTCTTAATTATATCTTTAATTGTGGTGGAAACCAAGATATTAGATTTATTCTAACACTTCTTAGTATCCAAAGAACAATTAAAGCATGGGATGTGCCTGATATATCATTTATTACAAATGAATATACCGGGTTAGAGTTTAAAAACTCTGATTTTGATCCATTCATAAATAAATTTATGAATGAGTTCAAAATACATTCCTTTGACCTTAATTGGTCCACAAAAGATTATTTCTACTCAATTAAAGCTGGTCCAAATGGTAAGGCTACATGGATGTCTATTATAGACGCCATCAACCTTCATGAGGAAACGATAAGAAACTTAGTTATACTTTGTCCTAGTATTTCTAATGAAATATCACATTGGCGAACATTCTCTCTTGAAATTTTCAAAAGATTATGTTTTAAACCAACTGATAAAGTAAAAGAAATTACTAGAAAACTTTCAGTAGTAAAAGATCCTGGAGGTAAATCTCGTGTAATAGCTATAGTAGATTATTACTCTCAAAATGTATTAAAATTAATGCATGATGAGATATTTAATAATATACTACCACTACTACCACAGGATAAAACCTTCACTCAAGATCCACATGTGGATTTTGAAGGACCATATTACTCTTTTGATTTAACTGCAGCTACTGATAGATTTCCAGTTGCTCTTCAAGAAAGAGTAGTTAGAAGTCTATTAAATAGTTCAGCTAAAGCAAAAGCATGGACAAATGTATTAACAGACACTGAATTTTATGTTCCATGGGAGAACAAATTTGTTAAATACAAAGTTGGTCAACCTATGGGTGCATATAGTTCATGGGCTGTTTTTACACTTACCCATCATATCATCGTCCAATATAGTGCAAATTTAATTGGAAAATTTCCAACTAAAAATTACATTCTTTTAGGTGATGATATAGTAATAGGAGGGTCTGATCTTGCTGAAAGTTATAAAGCAGTAATTGAGGCCTTAGGAGTAGGTATCTCTCCACACAAAACACATGTGTCAACAAACACATATGAATTTGCGAAAAGATGGTTCAGAGATGGCGTAGAAGTTTCTGGAATACAAGTGAATGCCTTCATGGAAACATGGAGATCATATCCTTTGTTATTTCAGACACTACGAACATACTATGAACGGGGTCTTTACCCTAAATTATCTACTTCCTATCCAGAGCTCGTTGAAACATTATTAATTATTTTAGGAACTTGGGAGCGTAAAGCTCACAATATTTCTAAAAAAGTTGATATGTTACACGGATTTTATCGATGGATCCATGATGACGAT